GATGAACCAAATGGACTGCGCGATGTATTTGGCGCTGCTAATGGATTTGTGCCGAATTATGTTAACCCATTCGGTTTTGTTAAAGATAAAATTGTGCAAACTAATTTTGCTAAACAAATGACCTTGGGCGCAAGTAATTTAGAAGATTTTAATAAAAAACTAAGAAAACACAAACAAGAACAACAGAAACACTCTACAGCGGTTAGCAGAATAGAAAAACAACTTCAAAGGAATTTACTTTCTCAAAAAGAAGTTGATCGATTAAATAAACAATTAGCGACCGCTAAAAAACACGAAGCCGCAGCTTCTAGAAGAGTTGCGTCCACCACGAGGGGTACAGGGGTCGGAGGGTTTCTTGGTAGGTCAAGCGCCCGTATGGGCGGAGCGTTCAGTGGCGGTAACTCAGGCATGATGATGATGATGGGGGCTCCTATGGCTGCAGGGTTTCTTCAACAGAGAGAGGGAGCTGGGTGCAAACAGGAGCTGGGGAGCACGGTATGTACGCTGCTGGCGGAGCTTTGCAGTGGCGCCGCTTCCGGGGCTATGATGGCGAGCATGCTCGCCCAATGTTTGGACCTGGAGCTCCTTTAGTTATAGGTATTGGTGGACTAATTGGAGGATTTAAGGGCTTAACGGCTGCAAATGAAGAAAATACAAAAGCATTAAAAGAAGTCGAGAGAGAAAGAAGGCAGCAGGTTGTATCTTCTTTTGTAGGTGCAGATCCTAAGTTCATGCAAAAATTTTCCAAGAACATATTTAAAGACCTGAGCCCAGAAGGCAAATCAGTCATGAGAATGGCAGCGCCTGAGTTTACAGCCACTAAACCCCCCCGATGTTAGCGAAAAAGACATACTTACGAGAAGCGCAGTTAACCCAATAGCTAAAATGAAAATACCTTTTATTTCTCCGATGTTTTCTCCAAGCGACGAAGAAAGAGCGCAAGCTATGGAATATAGTGAACAGATGGGTCAACAATCGGAATTTCAAAAATACCAAAAATACCAACTTACCACTATGAGAAAAGCTCTAGGATCTATGGGTGATGAAAATTTTTGTTGCCAAATTATGAAAAAAATGAGCAAGGTAAAATACAAACAAAAGGGCAACCCGAGTTAAAAAAAGCTTCTGCGTATCTAGAAAATTTAGAAAACATAGGGTTTTTTGAGGTAAAAGATACTGGTGACGTAGCGAGGGCTGAAGCTCTTCGGTCAAGGTTATACGAAATCTACCAAAGCAATCTAACCCAGCAACAAGAACAAAAAAAAGCCTTAATCCTTCAACTAAACTTTCAACGAGTAATGTTGAAATCCCAAAAAGCTGCCGCGGACGCTCAGTTAGATATAAAAGCTAAATATCTAAAACAATCTAATTTATTAGATTCTCAAGAAAAAATGCTCGGCGGGCTAATGAGTGAAGAGCAAAAAGTTAGAATTCAATATAATAAAAATTTAACAAAAGCTTCTGAGGCGTATGCTAGCGGAGCTGCCAAGGCGGAATCTGATTTTTCTATGGGCCTGCTTCAAGATATTCAAGGACAAGGTAAGGATAGCCTTAGAGCTGCAATAAAGCAAGAGTTGTTTGACCGAATGAGCGCTGAAGAGAAATTAGGAAAAACTGCAGAGGGTATTACAAATGTTGAGCTCTCTGGAAAATTAGCTGCAATGTCATCTAAGGAAAAAGAAGAACTTTTAACAAGTTTAAAAGAGAAAAACAAGGGGATCGATAACGAAGTTAATGAAATACTCGGCAATAGAAAATTAATATATGATAACCAAATAAACACCCTAGAAAAACAAAAAACTCTTTCTGATAGCCAGAGCGATGCTCAAAAAACTCTCAATGAAAAAATTGCTCAACAAAAAGACCTAATGGTTGATGTTAATAGAGAGATGCAAAATTACATTCGTGGTTTAGATAATGCCGCTCAATCCAGAGCGATAGCTTCTGAAATTACTGCTGCTAGATTTGGAGCCAGACCTCAAACTCAAGGTGCGATTTTCGCAGAACAAGGAAGATTAGCCGAAGAAAGGAAGAAAAATATCAACACAGAATATGCAAAAAGCGCAACTTCTCAACTTAAAAGTCTTGCTGATACTCTAGGGCTGGACGAAAAACAAAGAAAGCAAATAATTCAAAGCCCTGACAGGTTAAAGGGTATGTCGGCAAAAGCTATTAGCTCTATGGAAGAAGATCTGGGTAGTCTTCAGTTTTCAGCTTTTGCAGAAGAAAAGGGTAGCGATAAGCATAAATCACTTCTTGAGCAAATTGAAGAGCTCGAACAATCAATTGCTAGCGCAAAATCAGAAACAGCTAAAAAATCTGACCGTATAACAAAAATACTCCAAGGCGATCTTAAGATAACCAAGGAAAAACTTTCAAAAGAAGATAAGTTGCTAGAAATAAGAAAAGACGAGTACACCCGAAGAACTGGCCCGGATGCTTTCGGGGAGGGCATCAAGGATGCTGGAATAGAAATGGAAAAGCGGGTCGCTATGATGGATTATGAATTAGCAAAGAATATACCTATGAAATTCGCAGACGGCCTGGCGCAAGCAATGCAAGCAACATTAAATCAAACCGAAAATCTTGGTGATGCATTGATGGGTATCGCATCAAATTTCTTACAAGCAATTCAAAGCGCTCTTCTTCAAAAAGCCGCTTATCAAATTGTTGGAGGAGTGGGTGCCTCGACAGGATTATTCTCAAAAGGTGGTGGTGTTAGGAATTATAGTCGAGGCGGAGGAGTGCCTGCTATGGTGACTAACGGAGAATATGTTATGGGTGGAGACGCTGTTTCTAAATACGGAGGAGCTTTTATGCACAGTTTAAATGCTGGAGGAAAAATTCCTGGATATGCAAATGGTGGCGCAGCTCCAGGATCAGCAATCGCAGAAAACTTTGGAGGAGGAAGAGGTTTCGCTTCTGGTCGAGCTTATCAATCCAAAGCTATGTCTTCATTCTTTTATACTCAATCTCAAAATGTAGGACTTAAAGAAGATGAGCAATCTTTGATGGGGGTACTACAAGAAGAAGAAAGAAAGCGCCAAGAAGCCGCCGCAAAAAAAGCAAAGAAAAAACAATTTATTCAACAACTAATTGGTACAGCTTTAACCGCAGGGTTAACTTACGGAATGGGAAAATTGGGCGGGGGAGAGGGTTTATTTTCCCCTAAACCCACTGGCACAGGAACAGTGCTTAAGGCGCCATCTTCTGGCTGGAATTCTATTTCTAGGGGTACGGATTTAGTTTCTGATATGGGTGGCGGTTTTAATCCTGGGGCTGTGGATAAAGTATTTAATATAGATTCACGACTTGGCCCATGGAAACCTAATTATTATGGAGGTTCAATCCGCAAATACGCCAACGGCGGACACATCTCAGGAAAATCTGGAATCGATCAAATTCCTGCAATGTTGAGCGAAGGAGAATATGTAATCAAAGCAAGCAGCGCTCGTCAACTCGGCAAGCCAATGCTTGACCGAATAAACGCAGGTAAATATAATGATGGAGGAGCAGTTGGTTCAACTCAAATAGATTCTTCAACTTCTGCAGGAAACACAAACAATATCAGTATTTCTATAAACATGGAAAATGGAAAAGTTGGCGCAGAAGAAAAAACTCAAGACGCAAATCCTGCAACATCTCAAGAAGGGTCTTCCGAAAAGGATCAATCTCTTCTTGCTGAAAAAATAAAACAACAAGTTGTTTCGGTTATCGTTGAAGAGCAACGCCCTGGAGGTCTTTTAAGTGAATAATTATGAGCTTCTCAAATTATCAACAAAAGGTTGTAATTGATGGAGTCGCTCTGTCTGGAGTTCAAGATGTAAATGGCAGTTACGGCATAAGCGAAAAGCCAATTCGTATAGCAGGTGTTGGTTTTGTTGATGCTTTAGTTAATGCCCCGCTAGAAGGAAACTTTACAATATCCAGAAAAATGGTAAGTAAAGACCCACTAATACAATTTGATTCATTAGGAAAATACACTTATGATGAAAATGAAATAAGTGGAGCAATTTTATATGAAAATGATACAAAAGGATTTGGCTTTACAAAAGGCAGAGTAACTCGATATTCTGTCAATTGTGCGGTCGGAGAAATTCCTGATATACAAACTGATATTACTGTATATGGTGATCTAGGTAGTGGTGTAATGACTCAATCTGAAACGCAAAGTCATCCACCAATACAATATCCTGATCAATCTAGTATAAGTATAAATGTTAGTGATTTTCAATTAGACGCAATTACTGATTTTAGTTATAGTCGTTCATTAAATTTAGAAGCTGTATATGCAATTCCAAAAGGAACTTCATCTGATTGGGATAATGATATTGATATATCGAATCCGAATTTAGATCCTGTACAAATTGACACTCAATATCCGATTGAGACTGATATTAATTTTACTATGATTGTAAATAATTATCAGATAAAAGAAATGAAAGATAAAATAAGAAGTGCGCCGAAAAGTAATGTATCTATACAAATAAAAGATGCCGAAACAGACGCTATTATAAACGCGTTTACTGGTCAGAACGTAAGACTTACAAGCGAATCAATTTCTTCATCAACAGAAGATGAAATGACGATATCATTAACCTATAAGGGTTATGAGACTCTACACAATCCAGTATCATGAGCAAGCCATATTTAAGATTTGAAGACGGCAAGATTTCTTTGGGTGGAAAAGATTTGGATGTATCGTCTGCAAGTTTATCTTTGAATCCGTCATTGGAACCTGAAAGAGTTTATGGAGATTATGATGCCGCAATAGCTGGAGCAAAAACAGAGTTTATAAAACACGCTGCGATTTCTCCATTGCGTGGTCAGTTAGAAATTAAATTTTTAATCAATTCAGACAAATTTACAACAAATAATATTGATAAACTTTTTGATATAAGAAATGGAATGAATGGTGATGCAATACATGGTAATATAGTTGGTCGTTATTTCTTTGATAATATGTATTTAAAATCTTTTAGTTTTAGTTTGTCTCCTTATTCTGTTATTGAGGCTAGTGCATCTTATGATATATTTGGAAGTGTGAAAAAGACAAGCGAAAGAAGATTCAATATAACAAATTTAAATATAGCGCACGGATTAAAATCATTTGGTGAGATGAAAGCCAATAATCAAAGCGCCGACAACATTAGTGGACAATTTGAAATAAGCTCTTTACAATATAGTATACAGGTGAATAGAAAGGTTCATTATCATATTCGAGGTTCAGAGCACTCGTCGGTTGCAACTACTGCAAACGGAGCCCTGCCTGCACGCGTCTCTCTTGAAAATATAGAAGCTGAAATGTCTGTCGAGTCGAATGAAATTATTCCGAATCTAAATCCATACGGAGATTATCAATCTGGCACAACAGTGGATGGATTATCTAGCGCTTCACTGTCTGCATTTTTATATACTCTACAAGGAGATAAGGTTGCTAAATTTTCATGCACTGGTAAGATACAGTCTGAATCGCTGTCGATATCAGAAGGTCAATACGCAAAAGGTAATTTGACAATACGAGAAATAATTAAGTAATGTCTGATTTGGATAACATTCTTGGGCGTCACTACAAGACCAATGTAAGTAATTACAGCGGAGTTTTTGCAACAGGTAATAATTATCAAAAATTTGATTTTGTTTATAACACTGGTGATGGAGAGTTTTATTATGCTCGCCAAGACACTGCGGCATATATGGGCGCAGTTTCTGTTGATCAAAATCTTAGATATACATTAATTCCAGATGGCCCAGCTACAAGTGACGGGCTGAGTCATTATATTCTGGATGGCTTGAATAGACCGCACGATATAAGTGCAAATTTTGAAGCGGGACAAATAATAAATTTAAATGGTTCTACTGGAAGTAATGATGGACAATACAAAATATTGTCTATCGAAGAAAATGCCACTGTCAACAATCAATTAGATTTAACTGGCGCGGCGATAATGGTTTTAGGAATATCTTCTAGCTCGATTGATCATTTTGAACCTTCTGGAAGTCATGCAATATCTTTGGAAGTTGTAGATTCTGACCCTTCTTTAAATCCCGATGCGTGGACTTCTGATTTATTTTTCTTTGACGCTGATTATGGAGCAACTGTAAATTTCAAAGCTAATAATCATAGATATCAATATGGAAATGGTTATTATATTTTGCAGCCCAAAAATATTAATTCTTTAAGCTGCGAATTTGATTTAAAATTTCAAAACAGAACCAATCGAGAAGCGAATGCACTTATTCACTTTTTAGAAAATAAACAAGGGCAACAAGAAAAAGATAAATCTTCTTTAAATCTTGCGTACAGTCAGGGAATTTCTGGGTTTCGCTGGGATGGAAATGCAACATTTCATCCATACGATTCAACAGCAACTCAATCAAAAACTTTTTATTGCGCAGATTTTTCTCATTCTTTAAATTTTGAAAATAGTAATGATATAAATGTTAGACTTAGAAATTTTAATACTTCTTTATTAAATAAGTCTGAACAATTATTTGTTAATAAGGCTGATGATTATACTGGTAATTTTAATTATTATGAAAATGATGTTGTATTTTATACTGGCAATCATGAATATTACTATTGTATAAATGATAATAATAATATTGCGCCTGTACAAGAAAATATAGAATGGACGCGCGAGTCTGGTTTGTTCTCGAATATAAATACAGGGTATTGGACTCAGGATTTTAATTGGAAACCATCGATTGGATTATCTGTTGATCAAAAAATAAGAATAAATAATGTATCATTTGATGGAAAATATACTCAAATATATCAAGATGGAATAAATGAAAGTTTATTAAATTTAGATTTGCAGTTTAATAATCGAGATGACGAAGAAGCTTATGCTATACTTCATTTTCTTGAACAAAAAATGGGTTATAAACCTTTTGTTTTTAAGCCCCATCTCCGTACGATTCTGTGAAAAATTTTGTATGCCAAGAGTGGAGTCATTCATATGTTCATAAAAATAATCATAATATAACCGCAAGATTTGAGGAATTTCCATTTAACTTGCAAGCAGATCAATATTCTAATTTAGTAACAGAGCCTATTTTGAATTCTGGTGAATTAGTTTTTACTTCTCCATTTGCATTTTCCAAAAAAGATTCTGAAGAAGATATAGGTTTTGGTCAAATTATAAAAGGTAGAATTTTATTAAAAAATATTGGTGATTCTCCTGTGGATCTTTACAATGCTTCTGTTTCTGCTAGAACTGGTGGCAGCTTTTCTATGGTCGGGCAAAATGGAGGTAATATTCCTGCTGTAGTAGGAAGTGATTTAGAGAAAAGTGATTACATTTTTGATCTCCCAGTTAATGAACCTTTAATATCCGATCCGTCTGTTGACTTCGATTTAAGGGAAAGAAAATAAAATTATCAAAATCTTACTCTGCTGGTATTCGGGGAGGTCAATCTTTTATCGTTGTGACAGGGTTCCGCCGGAAACTATCGACCAGAAAAAATAAATGGAAGGGTAAATTCGTTTTTTCAAAATAATGCTGGCCAAATAAAATCAACAGTATCTTCTTCTCAAAAGTTTTTTGATTGTGATTATTTTGTTGTTGAAGAGTTCTTTAAAAATAATACAGTTACTGAAATTGCTGGAGGAGGAGAAGCGTTTGTAGATGTTGTGTTTGGGGTATTCAGCAGTCAGAGGTGTCATTGGAAATCTTAACAGATCAAAGTGTAAATATAAACGACACAGATAGCACCTCGTCCACTATTGATTCTCTAGAAATAATAAAACTTGGAGGTTACTATTATGGGGATCTAGTTGTTTCTAGCTCTACAGATTATAGCCCTCAAACAGGTTCACTTAAAGTATATATAAACTACTAAAATGGGAAAATCAGAATCAAATTTAAATAAGCAACTCGTATCTCTAAGTCCGGACGTCTTAGTTGATTTATACGAAATAGATTTCAGTTCACTTCAACCAAATTTTGAAATTCTTCAGGATTTATATGGAATATCTATTGGCGCAGATTCGGTTTATAGGTTTTGCCCTATGATTAACGGATCAAATCCTGTATATTGGCAAGGTAAGGGTTATCAACCCTTACCTATTAAAGCTAGTGGTTTTGAGCATAAATCTGATGGGAGGTTGCCAAGACCGACTTTGACAATAGCGAATCCAGATGGAGTGTTATCTCAAATAGTTCACTCTAATAGTGACTTTACAAATTGCAAGGTAACTAGAAAGAGAACTTATGTCCGATTTTTGGATGATGAAAATTTTCAAAATAGAAATTTAAACGAATCAGGGAAAAACCCTTTTGGGGAAGCTGACCCTAACTCTCACCTTCCTGATGATGTATATTTTATTAATAAAAAAACTCAAGAAAATAAAGTCGGCATTGAATTTGAACTTGTTTCCGTTTTAGAATTTGAAGATTCTTGGGTTCCTGCTAGAATTGTTTTGTCTAGCTACTGCAATTGGACATATAGATGTTCTGTTGGTTGCGGTTATAAAGGCCTACCTATTGAAGATGGAAATGGAGAAAGTCTTCGAGAGGGCTTTGCGAAAAACCCAAGCCTGTCTTCGGTTTCAGGATCAGACCCTGTTTATAATGTAGGAAAAGTTGATCCAGATTCTTTCCCAAATGGTTTGATAGATATTCCCGATTGGAATAAAGAAGGTCGAGGTTCCACAGATTCTGGTTATAAACTAAATGATCTTGTAAAAATTACCCCAAGAAATTCTAATAACCCATACAAGTCAACTCCTCAGGTTTTTGTGTGCATTCAATCTCACGAAATAGCAAAAGATCACGTACCTTTTTTTGACAAAGAATACTGGGCAAAAGACGAATGCCAAAAAACTTTCGAAGCTTGCAAAAAAAGATTTGGATCTTCAGGTTCTGATGAATTAAATAACGATTACGAAAAGTATGTGAATAGCTATTCTGATCTCGTTGCCGCTTTTGATAGTCAAACAACCATGAATAAGTACGACTGGGGAAAAAGACACTGGGAGCAGAATGGTCGAGGGGAAGCTAGAATTATGCCCCAAATAGAAGATGTAGAAGATTTATCTAAATATAATAAGTCAAATAGAACCCATAAAGGTTTAAGATTCGGTGGATTCCCAGGTACAGAAAAGTTTAGAGTTGAATAAAATATTTGATTCATCTTTTCTTGATGAACTAAAGTTATATTCTAAAAAAACACCCGACCAGGAGTGTTGCGGTATAATAATAAAAGAAAACAATTTAAATAAATTCATTTCATGTGAAAATAAAAGCCTTTATCCTCGTGAGTCTTTTGTTATAAACTCTAATATTATTATTGATTATAATGTTGAATATATTTTTCATAGTCATACTATTGGTAGTGCTAATCCATCAATTAAAGATATGCGAGTTTCACAAGAATTATGTATACCTTTTTTGATTTATAGTTTAAGCTGTGATGAATTTTACTTATACAATAATATAAGTGTATAAGAATATAAGGTTTAAGGTAAAGTGAAGACGGTATATTTACATGGTAAGTTAGGTAAACGCTTTGGTAAAAAGTGGAGCCTAAACGTGGGCTCTGTTCGGGAGGCGTTTTCTGCCCTAGAAGCTAATAGCGAGGGCTTTTTCGAATATATTTTAGATTGCGCAAAAAGAGATATTCAATATATAATTCTCGCGAAGTCTCCTTCTAGCTTGAAAAATGAAGGGGATTTTAAAAAGTACGCCATGTCTCCTTGTGAGTTAAACATGGTTAGCAACTCAAAAGAAATTCATATAGTTAGCAAAACAGAGGGTTCGATTACTGTGGCAATTGTTAAGGCTATTTTGGTTGCGGTTGCTGTTCAAGTGGTTATGAGTGTTTTATTTAAGCCGCCGAAGCCGCCAGAAAGAAAAGATCCAACTAATACCAAATCTTATTTAATTGCTGGAGCAATTAATCGACAAGCTCAAGGTATTGCCGTTCCCCTGGGTTATGGAAAATTAAAGATTGGAGCTTCTAATATAGCTACTAGGCAAACCTCAAAAAGGTTTAGAAGCTCTACTGAAGAAAAGTCTTTAGAGTCCTATAGTGAGATAGAAATTTTAGATTTATTATCTGAGGGCCCGATAGAAGGTTTTATAAACAAGAATGGTGGCACAATATCTGGAGGCGATATTCGAGAGGGAATCTTTTTAAATAATGTTCAAGTAAAAAATACCCCCAGGAACTTAAATGACGAAGGAACTTTGAATTATGTGTTGAATGAAAATGAAGACTCAGAAGAAGGTAAACCTAAGTTTAAAGACGGAGATGAGTCTGATTCGACGATTTTGTCTGATGAAGTTTTTTCTATAAGAGAATATAATTCGCGTTTATATGGTTCTAGTCCTTACGGTAGAAATAAAAAATACTCGGGCGGCAAAAAGGAATACGAAATAATTCAAGAAGCTTTATCTAATGATGCAAAAATATTTTCTCATTTTGTTTCTAATGAAAATGTTGGTAAGGTGTCAATCACTATAAAGTCTAACCTTTATGTTCAAAATGATGATGGATCAACTTCTTCTAATAATATAAGATTTGCGATATTAATCACAAGATCTAATGGAGAGTTTAATGTTCTTGATCGATCGAGTTCGAAATGTATAGTAGAGTTTGAGCAAAATTCTGGATTGACTGAAACTCATCAAGATTACGATAGCTATTTTACTTTAGATGGAATTGCAACTTCACCGTATCAATTCGATATAAACATATCTTATAATCCAAAATTAAATAAAGAAGAAATTAGTGGTGGAGTAACTTTTAAAGTTATACGTTTGAGTGCAGAATACGACCCCTCTGTAAAAGGAGGTTCTGTAGGTGGAATAGCAAAGCGTAGAGACTTGGAGATCGCTCATATTGTAGAAATAATTAAACAGCCGATGCTTTACCCTCATAGCTCTATATGTAAATTAGTATTCGACGGAAAGAATTTTTCAAACATTCCAGAAAGGTCGTATCATGTACGATTAAAGAAAGTTTTAATTCCTTCTAATTACGACCCTGTCTCTAGAAAGTACGATGGGCCTTGGGATGGGCTGTTTCTCGGGCAGTCTGATTCTTTGGAATCTGTGCATTCTATCGCTGATAGAGACAAAAGGTGGACGGATAACCCTGCTTGGATTTTTTACGATTTATTGCATAACGCTAGGTATGGCGTTGGTAAATATGGATTGGAAGAAGAAAATATAGATAAATGGCAACTGTATAAAGTCGCTAAATATTGCGACGAGTTAGTTGAGACTAATTACCCTATAGAAACCGAAAGCGCTTTTCCGAGAATGTTTGAAACTGATAATAATTTACTGTTTGATGAGTTTATTGAACAGCAAAATTCAGAAGATTCCAACGGTTTGTCAAACTTAAAAAGCAATGGAAGCTTTACGGTAAAAATAAAAAGCGATAATTTTTATAATGATAACGGCCAATTAAAAGTTAATGCTAATGCGTTTTTAACCCCCGGCGAAATAAAGGATAAGTTTACAAAAGAATTTGGCGACGGAGATAGCTTTAGGGGTAAGAAGATTGCTTTCTTTATTCATCAAAACAATGCTGACCTTAGTTCTTTGAGTGATGCTGATATTTTAAATATTCAAAAAAAATCTGCAATACGTTCTGGTGAAATCATTATAGAGGAAAGAATTATATTAAGAAGTAATGCTACAAATAGAGAAGTTACTTTGGCGGGCCCAACTTTTTCAAGTAATCCGATGACTTCGGCTGACAATAAAACATACGGTGCGTGCGCTACTCAAATTAGCCACCCTATTGTCGAAGCTAGGTTTTCTTCTAATATTTATTTAACTGATCGTGTGGAGGCTTTAAATGTTATGAATAATACAGCTTCTGTTTTTAGAGGGATTATAGCTTATTCTGCAGGAAAAATTATCGCCGTTCAAGATGCCTTTAAAAGACCTGTTCAGTTATTTAATAATTCAAATGTATCTATTGACGGATTCTCTTATGCAGGGGTAAATAAAAATAAAAAGTTTACAGCTTGCCTTGTTCGGTTTAATAATAAAGATAAAAATTATCAACCAGACGTAGCATTCGAGGAAGACGCTGATGCTATGCAGAAATTTGGGTATGTCGAAAATGAAACTATGGGTTTCGGTATAACATCTGAAAGTCAAGCGAGAAGACTCGCTAAGTGGATTTTATTTTCCTCTCAACTAGAGACAGAGACAATTACATTTAAGACTGGGCAAGAGGCAAGTTATCTATTTCCAGGTGCAATATTTGAGGTGTCTGATGAAATGAGGGCTGGGTCAACAAAAAGTGGAAGAATTTTAGATATTCAAATGCACAAACAGGTTGCTGTTCAGGGTCAGTCGTCTCAACTTAATGTTAAACTACCTGATCCTTATGTTTTGATTGATAAGTCCACAATAGAGGCGCCAAGCTTTAAGCGTGTCGAGCTTACTGTTTGCGTGGGGCTCTCAAACTCATCTCAGGAAAAACTTAATGCTAGGGCTGCTTTTGAGAGATCTAGTGAAGATCAGGACGCAGAAGCAAGCGCTATATTAACCCCTCAAATATACAAATTTGATGGAACCATAAACTCTGATTTTGCAATAACTAAAGAGGGGCCAAGGGGGCAAGCTTCCACAGTTTCGGATTTAAAATTAAAATTGTCTTTTGATTTAGATCTTGCAGATAATTTGTTTAAAATATTTAACCATTCTTTTGAAGATGGAGATAGGGTGCGTTTTGTTTCTGATGGTGTTCTTCCTGGAGGTTTAAATCCTAACCGAGTTGAAAAGTATGCATATTATGTAATAGAAACAACTAAAAACACATTTAAGGTTTCTGAAGAACTAAATGGGCAACCTGTAAATGTCGTGGATATCGGCAAAGATATTTTAAATAATATTGGAGGTGATCATTATCTATGTCCAGAAAGTGGTCAAAAGACAGCTGATGCTCTTGATCAAATTATGATTGGCTCCCCGTATTCAATAAAGGGGACGGTTGGAACGAAAAGTAAGAAGTCTTTATCCAATCAAGAAAGAAGTAATTTGGGTATAATTAGCTCTCCAGCTGCAGGCTGGTCTGTTTCTAACTATTTTGGTTATATATATTCTCAAGATCAAGTTGATTGGATAATGACTGTTAATATCGGATGGATATATGTTGGCCAAATAAAAGAGAGGCAACCTTCGTCAGATGATTTGTGGTTTTTTATTCCTGAGGTCGGTTGGGTGTGGACTACAGATAGCTCAGTAAATGACATCAAGAATGATTTTTGGTATATAGACTCTCACAAACAAAATAATTCAACCGCAAGTGGCTGGGTAATTCCTTACTATGATAGTTCTAAGAGAGAAAATATTGTTCAATTTTTTGTTTATGATACTGATACATCCTATCAGGTTGGTCAGGATTATTTACTAGGGTCAACGTCTGACGGTGCTGGTAAAAAATACACAATCTCGGAAATTGGATTTAGCAATTCTGTTCGTATTGGTTATTTTTTAACTTTAACGAATAGATCTTCTACTGTAGAGACAAAGTCTATAAGCAACTCCACTCCTACTGGCAAAAATAGAAATGATAATCCCAACTATATTTCAGCTACGATATCTAGTGTTGTTACTCGAAATCCTCAAGAGTCAATTCAAAATCAAAATTCAATAGCAATCGAACTTCAAAACGGTCATGGCGGCGACCTTCGGAATAATCAAGAAATATTTATAGAAGCATTTTCTTCTGATTCTACAAATTTTAATAATGAAATAAATAAAAAATGGCGTATTATAATAATAAATGAAAATGTTTTTGAATTGATTAATTCTGGTCAAGCATATACTCATTTTTCTTCTATATCTAATGTAACAAATAATGGTGAAATTAATTTTATTCGAGATGCAAAGTCTATAGTAGAAAGAAGTTTAGAAGGTCAATTATTTAGAACGATGTCGGTAAAAGAAGTACAAGATAATGAATATGAAGTTGTTGGGTTAGAATACAACGCTTCTAAATTTGCTGCTGTAGATAAAAAAGGGGTTGTTAGGAAACCAACCCTTCCTATTCCTCCTCAAGCTGATATGGCTATACCTGAAGCGCCAGACGGTTTACAATTAATCGATTTAACAAACTAATATTATGTTGTCGACTGCTATAGGTATAGAATTTAACGTCAATGATCTAGACGCTAATTACGAAATAATTGGAACTTCTGACAATTATTCATTTCAATACAAGCTTGGTCGCGGTAGTTCTTTAGTGGATGACGAAGGAGATCTCGCGCAGAAAACAATATCATTAAAGGGTAATTATGGCGAATTTAATGTAAAAGTTTTTGCGGTTAGCGATATTGGAATTAGATCTGCATTTATTGAAGATACAATCAGTGTTAGCGCGCCAGATTTTAGTGACACGTTTTCATTTTCTGATATAAGAATATCTAAGCTTGGTCAACAAGTAAATATCGAACCAGAAGTAATTCAATCGCCCGATCAAAATAATAATAAATTAATTGTTTTTTCTGAATATGTAGATAGATCTGCGAATATAGAATGGAGCTTGACCCCGCCTCTTGGTCACGCGAAAGAAGGTCGACCATTATCTACTGAATTATTGAGTGATGCATTTTTTGATCATTTTAAAATAAGAATATTTAATACAGAAAACTCTATTGAGTTTACAGATTCTGAATTGAGTAATTCATCTGCAATGGCTAATACTTTGTTGAGTCCGGATGTTACTGGCTCGCTTGAGTCTTATAGAGATTTTTCATTAAACTTAAATTCTTCTGTTTTTGATGATTTGAATTTTGATAGAAATATATCTGTAGAAGTTGTTTCGCACGATTCTTTTGGTAATACTGCGACTGGATTAATTAGTGGTATTAATTATTCTCCATCTGTGTTAAATTTAAGTGCTGCACTTAGGGGTTCTGATATATCATTTTCTTGGATTCAAAACGATAGGGATTATAATTCAACTACAATAAATGCTTTATCTATTCCCAAGGATCAACCTTTATATAATAGTGGCGATTTGCAGGCTAGTTTAACTTACTATGAGGGTTTAGCTTCCGCTTCTAGGTGGGATGGTATAAGTAATTATAGGGTTGGAGATAAGGTTAACTATCAAGACGTTGTGTATGAATGTAAGGTTGGTCATAATGCAAATAGTTCTCGAGTACCTCAGGAATCTTATTGGTGGAAGACTCTTGAGCCTGTTGTTGATTACTCTCATAATGAATACCAAGTTATAGAACAAGCTTTAGAGCTTCGTCAAATATGGGGTTATAAATATTATTATACTTTTCAATCTGTTGACGGTTTTGGAACTGGTCAACTTTTTAACTTAACTGATGAAGGAATATCTCCAAAAGGTTCTGACTTTGATACTTTAGATCCATTTCTTTCTGAATTAAAAATTGGTAATTTAAGATTTAGAGAAAGAGAAGATGATTTAGTATTTAATTGGGATATCGTAGATCAAGAAGGTAATACTGTTAATTTGGATGAATATAAATTTGCTTTATCGAATAGTGATATTCCTTCTGTTTTAGGTATTAGTGGCTCTTTGTTTGACGCTGATACTAATTTATTTTTGACAGGAATAACAGAGGGTAGTAATTCTAGGTCAACGTTTATAGATGAAGATGGGCAGATAGGTATTGCGACAGGAGCTTCCAAATACAGAAGTTTTTAACAGTTTTGAGTATACTAGACAATTAAACAACGAAATTTATGGAACTGGAGGTTTTATTTTTACTGCCTATCCATTTGATAAGGATTTAACTTACGGACCAAATGATGTAGTTATTGGAGATGATGGGCAACTGTATATTCCAGCCAGAGTTCCTCCAACTTACACAACGAATAAACCTACAGATTTTGATTCTTACGGTGTGCCTGGAACTTTTACCTTTGATAATGGGTTTTATTATTTATGCGTAGACAATAATACATGGCTAAGAAAAGCTTTAACTGTAGTTACTAGAGTATCTTCAAATGCTGGAGATGTTTATAGCGACGATAATTTCCACTATATATGTATGGGTGGAACTTCTTGGGGTAAATTTCCTCTCGCTGAATTTGATAGACCTAAAGAGTCTTTTCCGCAGGGGTTTCTTGGGCAAGTTTATTACGATCAAGAATATTTTAATGTTTATACCTCGCAGGGTTGGAAGAGTTCTGCTTTCGCAAATTGGGGTGGCTATTCGAGTTCAATAATTATCAATGAATATGAAAGAACTAGACCTACTTATCCACTGTGGTTTGCTGGAGATAATTATGAGGTTGATGATGTTGTGGAGTATGATGGGCAACTGCATAAAGTCGATCAAGCTTTTGGGCCTCAAAGCACTCTTGGTGTTTTTGATTATAATGTATCATACCCTTCTGGCGTACTTATTGTCGCCCCTGAAGATGGAACTGTGCAACCTTTTGAGGTTTACAGATCTTTTGTTCCTGGCGATAAGGTAATATATAAAAAATCGATATACGAATCGTTGACATATCAATCTGAGTCGGAAATAGTAAAACCTGATTCGGATATTGATCAATGGAGACTTCTTTCTTTATTTAATGATATTGATTGTGCTATATTTAAATCTACTACTGAATTTCCTGTTATATATTCAAATGATTTTGAGTTTCCTACTGATGGAAATATAAACTACCAGTCTGAAATTCCTACTTCAATTATAAATGCTGGTGATGCTGGTCAATTTGCATTGAGTGAAGGTTATTTGTATTTATGTATATATCAAAATAATTGGATTAGAGCAGCGATAACAATAGAAGAAAAAAGCGCAGGATCTGTTGGGGATAGAGATTATGATGATAATTTTTATTACTTTTGCCTCGGTGGAACATCTTGGGGTAAGATAGCTTTAGCGGCTTCAACAAAATCTGATGCGGGTAGCGTGGGGGACATTTACTATGATTCGGATTTCTTTTATGTTTTAACAAGTTCTGGCTGGAAGAGGTTTACAATGCAGCGGTGGGCTTTTCTTCAGGTCGCCGTGTTGGATAGTTCTCACTGGGAGAAACAAAATCCTGAAATATCTGATAAGTTTAGCTTGTTGGTTCCGAGATTTCCTTACGAGGTTGACGATTGGTTAGCTACTGAGGATTATTTTTCTGGGCAATTGGCTGTTTACGATAATACTATTTGGAGTGGTGTTATAGATAATGGACCAAACTTTTCAGACGGATATAAAATACCTAGTAGCTCTTCTGTATATTGGTCTGCGCCAAATATATCAACAAGTTTTGCTCCTGGAGATAGGGTTTATTATGACGGACAAATATACAAATCTTTACAAAGTAATCCAACTGGCGCTCCAATATTTCCGTCTAATTCAAAAGATTATTCTAATGAATCAACTTATCAACAATCTCAGTGGGCGCCGTTTTGGGAACTGAATCAAGCTTATGATGGCTTAGTTTTTAATCATATAGGTATACCCGAAAGCGGAAAGAGGAGTGTCGGTTTAGAGGTTGGTATAATTAATAACGAAGGAGATATACTTCAGTTAGATAGAATTACAGGATTTAATCCTGAGCCAAGTATCATTCCTCAAGGATTTCAAGCTGATAGTGTTAGTGAATCTACTAAAGTTAAATTTAATTTTAATTATTCTTTCGGATCTCAGGAGAAGACCTCAAAAGTTCAATTGTATAGATCTGAAAATCCTAATTTTAGCATTTTAGATTCCCAAGGTCTACCTGGAACTGGGGCTTCAACATTCGTTAAGGAAGTTTTAGGGGCGGGAGATGCAACGTTTGGCCAGAATATAACTCAAATAGTTGATGAACCTCCAGTTCCGTCTATTCCTGGGTACGGCGAACAAATTACAGGTTACTATTATAAAATACTTCCGTTTGATGATTTTGGATCTGGAGATTTATATGGAGTAACTAATAACCAAGGCGGACTTGAGAGAGTTTTGGTTTACCCAAAAAGCTTTAGCTCTCAGAATCCTAACGCTGTACCTGGAAAAGTATTTAGAACTAATCAAAATGATATTCCTGGGCCAGTTATCAATTTGACAGGAAGAACCGCTTTTGAGAATTTCTTTTTTAATTGGGAAATGCCAAATAGTAACCTCGGTATCGTTGGTAATATTCCTAATGATATTAGTCATTACGAAGTTTGGCAGTCAGAGGATCCAACTTTATATTTCGGAGCTTTAAATAAAAGATTAAACCAACAAGACAATTCAAAGGGTTACCGAAGAATCGAAGCTGATATTGAAAGTACTGGCCCGATACCAATAGAACAGCAAGATCCAGCGCTAGGAATATCTAATGCAACTAAAATCTTTGATATAGACGCTCTATCTCCATTAGTTTCTGCTTCTCATTTTGGGGTAACTAATGATACAAGATATTTTTGGGTCAGAGCTGTTGATCACGCTGGAAATAAAAGTCCATTTACTGGATCTGCAAATCTACAAAGTAATAATATAGAGGGATTGCAATTAATATTAGGTCAAGCTAAGACTACTGATATAGCAGATTTTGAGCAGAATATATCTAATACATTTCATAATATTGTTTCTCTTGTTCCTAATAATCCATTTGTTGATAATGATCCTGATTCCTCTTCGATTAGATGGGATAGGCATTTTGTATATCACAAGGGAATCGGTTATGTTATTGGTGGAGATTCATCTTCTGATAAGTTTATTTGGTGGCAACCTACTGGTAGCGTTGCAATAACTCCAACTCAAAGTGGTGAGTTAGGTTTAGTTGGGCCTGGTGGCGGGCCTCTAGATTCGTCTATAACAAACCCGCTAAGAAATGTATTGTATAGCGGAAATTATAATACATTAAATTATCACCCTGCAGGTGGAGATGAAAATGATCCAATATTAGACTTTAATGATGGTGATTTTATTATAGCCAGAAATAGTCAAGGCGTTGCCACTCCTGTTTGGCACTCTTTTGCTAATGCAACTATTGGTACTGCGCAAATAGAAAATGCAGCAATTGTAGACGCTAAGATAAAAACTTTAACCGCTGATAAAATAACAGCTGGAGTTATACAAGGGCAAGATGTTCAGGTCGGAGGAACTGGTCAAATAAGAAGCGCTGGCTTTGATGGTCTAGATTTAAATAGCACAAACCCACAACAAGGCTTTGCTCTAAGTGGGGATGGTTCTTTTGTTTTTCAGACTCAAAATGGTAAATTGTATTTTGATGACGATCAATTAGTTTTAGAAGGAAAATTAAAACAATCAAATGGTGCTGAGAATACATTTATATCAATGTATGCAGAGCCAGATGTATTTATGTATGAAGAGAGGGAAGATGGGTCTTTCGTTCCTTCTTTATCGATAACTAGCCAAGAATCTAATATCATAACTTCTTTTACTAATAGTGATGTATCTGGAAGTGATGTTCGATTTAAATTGTTGACAGATGCGGGTGATGAAATTTTTGGTTACGATGATCATGATGTAAATAATGTATACGATATTAGTGGTTTTTATTATGATCCAACTACTAATTTTGATTCTTCTACATCAACTGCAACTGCGACATTAAATATTGGTGATAGAACAGGCGTTAATGACCCAGGATTTGATCTTATTGTTCATTATGGAAGTGATGATGGTTTAAATTTTGGATCTGTAATTGTTTTTGCATCTGGAATTGGATCTACAGCTGAACACGCTGTAACCATCAGTATGCAAACCCAAGGGTCAATGGGGAAAAGCCCAGTTTATAGAGGAATTTGGAATCCTAATTCTAATTATGTTGGTTTAAATGAAAGTGACGGTACAAGCAATGCAAGTTTATTAAGAGGAGATGTTGTACATCATAATGGAACTTATTATATTGCTAAAATAAGCAATCAAGGCCAGGCTAATGAGCCGCCCAATGATACTGTTTGGGATACATTTGGCGCACAATTTGAAAGTGTTGCAACTAATTTATTATTAGCTGAAGACGCTATTATTAGTCACAAATTAACTTTAGGATCAGGAACCGATGATTCTGATAACCCTAATACAGGGGCAAATGGTATTATACATACAGTAAATAAAGACAGCATTTCTGATATTAGTCCAGGATTTTATTTATCTAGTGATGAAGATAATTACTTTGGGGTTGGAGATGCAAGTCAATTCATAAAATTTGACGCAAACAGTTTAAGTATAAACGCTCAAAATTTTACTTTTGGTGGGTCGAGCTCGTATTTAAAAAACGATTCAACAAAATCAAAGGTTGAAATTCAAACTGATTTATTTTATTTAGGTGATGCAGATTCATATCTTGAATTTGATACAAGTAATAGTAAGTTAACAATCAATGCATCATATTTTAAAGGAGGAGTGCAGGGAGTAACAACCCCTAGTACTAGATTTAATTTTAGCGATTATACGAATGTTGACCCACGTGCCGCTTTCATTGGTGGGGGTTATAATAATACTATACAAATTCCTGCCACCCCTAATTTTTTATCTATTGGCTCTGCAATTGTCGCTGGAGCAGAAAATTCAGTTGAAGGTAGATTCTCTTTTATTGGCGGTGGGTACGATAATGATTGTAAGGATAATTTTTCTGTTATAGCTGGAGGTTATAATAATGACATGCCTAAATATGATGTAAACAATGCAGGCGCTAATATAATTGGGGCAGGACAAAGTAATAAAATAGAAGGAGGAAGCAATCAAATAATAGTTGGCGGATCAAATAATTTAATAGAATATTCTCCTGGATCTATACAAATATTTAATAAAACGGCAAATGCTGTCGAAAATCCTGATACAAATATTTTCAGCAGAAGGGTATTGGGGGGAGATAAGGCCCCTGATTTATTTAATATTTACAAAAAATATTCCGATGGAGAAAGAGTGCGAAGTGGGCCTGGTGCATTAATGGCTTACGTCTGGGAGAAAAGAGGTGGTGGCGTAATTCAGGGTCAGCCAACTCCTTCAACATCTAATTTAGAAGCTATAAGTTCCGGAAAAATTAATAACGCTGGAAACGGATACATAGCTGACGGTAATGTAACTAGCGCCTTATCTAATGGAGATTTAGTTTTCTTTGTTGAAGAAGATGGAAATTATGATGAAGCTAATACTTCTGTATCAAGCTTTAGTTATCAATCTTCAAGTAATTCGACTATAATATTTACCACCCCTTTTCCTAATTTAAGTGCAAATTCTGAAGGCCATATATATAAAGTTAACAACTGTTCGTGGAAAAGAGTTTCTAAAAATGGTACTAGGTATATCGACGCTCCAAACTGGATAATTAATCCATATATATCAAGTGCAGCTTATGTTGTAAACACTACAGTTAATTCTTTCCGAGGGGATTATAATCCCTTCGTTGGTCAGTGGCTTTACTGCGTTGGAATTTTTGACGCAGGAATTCCAAATTCAGTCGCGCATAATTCGTTTATTTTTATAATTCCTACATATTCTTCTATTGAAGCGGAATCTTGGTTTTATATTAATGGTAATAGTAAAAATGCTGATTTTGCAGGCTGGAATTGGTGTAAACCATCAACTAGGGGTGCTTCAGGAATTTATATTTTTAATCATACAAACCAGCATTGGGTGTTAATCCTAGCTGGTCAGGACGCCTATATAGTAAATAACAATCAAAAATCTCTTATATCATCAAATGGGCTTTCAATTTTTTCATAATTTAAAATGTCAATAACACCTCCATTAACAACTGGAAATTTTTTCGCCGACCCTAGAAGGAATCCAGATTTTTTACCTCCTAGCGATAATACTTTACATGGAGGTGGGTATGATGCAGGTAATAGCATTATGGCAGGAATTAATAACAGGATTATGGACTCACGGAGATGTTCTATAATTCAAGGAGCGTCCAACATAATAAATGCGAAATACAATACTCACGTTATTGGGGATTTTGTTGAAGCTTCTGAGGATAATTGTTTTTATGTTGGATGTATTAATGGCATGCAGGTCAAGGGGCAGGTTAACGCTCCATCTATTTATTCCCAAGGAAATATATTTGCAGAAGGTGATATTATCGCAGAGGGTGATATTACCGCAGCAAATCTTTCTGATAAAAGACTAAAAGATGATATTTCCTTAATAGATAACCCTTTATCTAAAATAATGTCTCTAGATGCAATCGAATTTAATTGGAACGATAAGCAATCGACTCATCAAGGTCACGATATCGGATTAATAGCCCAGCAAGTTGAAAAAATTGCTCCAGAAATAGTGCAGGAAAGGAAAGATGGGTATAAAGCTCTTAAATACGAAAAGGTTATTCCTTTGCTAGTCGGCGCAATTAAAGAACAGCAAGAAAAAATACAAATACTAAATGACCGCGTAGAATATCTATTAAAAAAAATAGACTCTATGAGTTGATTACTTTCATTAATATTCTTGATTCGGAAGGTGGAATATCTGAATAGTCGTTCCAATCTTTAACAGAATCATTTTGATACAATCCTTTTTTCCAATAATCTCTTAATATAAATTTAAACTCTTCAAAATTAGAACAATTTAATTTGTCTTTTGCTAGTGATTCAATCATTGAATATGGAGTAATTGATCCTAGTTGAGAGTTTTGTTGAGGAGCGGATAGATTTGATTTGTCGATCTCATCATCTCCTACAATATGAACATTAAGAAAGTTTCTAACACAGCGAACAAATGCTCGGTTACATGCAATTGTTTCTAAAAATTTGGTTGCGAAATTACTTGTGTTGTTTAATGTCGCGTTTGCCATATCTTGAAATGTAACCGCTTGGCCACCTGTTTCATAATTTGGTAAAAACTTCATTTTGCAAGTTGCTGCTACGTGATCCATTTCACATTTAACAATATCATATTGTACATCCATAAAGCCTCTTAATTTTGCCAACTCTTTAATTCCGCTAAGCTTGATTAGTAGTTGATGATCTTTTAATCCTTCGATCGATCGAGGAACATCTTTCTTTCGAAGATCGAACCAAGATTTGTTTGGAAATAAATGCTCGTCCTTAATCATTGATCGCCAGTTAACAGAGCCGTCTTCTGCAAATACATAATCTACATTACCTAGTAGTCCGTATTCGTCTCTTTGGAACTTTGCTGGGCCGTCTGCGTATTTTTTATTCAACGCTCTTTTTGTTACGGTTGGCGAAGTGGTTGTAGATTCGTATGTTACTGAATTATCAGATACTGTTTTTGTTTTGCGTGCCATGGTTGTCATCGTTATAAATTTTTAGTGTGTTTAATTCTTCCCAAAATTCTGGGCAGTCTATGATTTTATTCTCTGTCGCTGGCACATCATGAATCCATGCAGCTTTACTTGCATATGTTTGTCCGTTTGATATGATAGTTCTAGAGTTTTTATAACGAGTATTATCGCATATTTTATCAACATTGTCAAGATCTTTTTTTGTTTTATCTTGATGTAGTGTTATATTCCAGTCAAAAAACTTTAATCTTAAATCATTAATTTCATTTTCATTTTTGCATATTAGATTTAATGGTATGCCGTTTTTCTTTAGTGATTGAATGTAATTTTCATCTGTATCTGATGATACTATATAATTGATTCTTAGTATACTAGATTTTATTGCGAGTAGATATTGCAATTTCATTGGTTGGTCTAGGAAGATGTTTGCCATTCGTCCATACGCCCACTGTGCAATATTCTGTTCGTCAAAACATTCATCTCCTAGGATGTTTATTGAGTTGCCTTTTATGAAGTCTGTAGGCATTACATGATTTGGTATTACAGATATTGATGGTAGATGATATTCTTTACCAATGTGAAATGTTTCAATGTTGTTTAGATTATTTTTTATATCAAGAAGTTTTAATACAGATTGCGCGATTTTCTCGGGCATAATCATGTTTATGGTTTTTGGGTTTTCTTGGTTTGAAAACGAAGCCTTGTGTCCACCGCGGTGAGATTCAAATAATTCGTGATTTTCTTTTTTGCCCCAATATGGGCCGCAACATTCTTTGTATAGTATACTATATAGTGAAACTATTTTTTTATCAAAGCCTGATGCTACATGAGTGCTAAATGAATCATTTCCAAAATGTAATAAACTATTTTGTATAATATAGAATGTTTGTTTTAGATTTGTTAATCCTGTATAATGTAAACAGCCATTTATTTTTTTATCGTCTTTCTCTCCTATTTGTATGATGTCAATTCCTTCTTTTTGTAAATAGGGGAAAATCATTTGTATTACTTCATTATAATAGTCGTAATTTTTGGCTTGCATGCCGCTGTTGGCGTGCAGTGTTATGTACTTTTTAGATGTGATTGGGAAGAAGCAAGTTTCAACAAATGGTTTGTCGATTTTTACTCCACAAGATAATGCGTATTGTTCTATGAGGTGCATAAGTCGAATTGAATTTTATCTTTACCATTGTGCATATAATTTAACATTCTTTGAGTTCCTATGTGAGGTAAGAAGGCTATTTCAAAATAACCTTTATGCTGCCCCTGCCCTTCAAGTAATACTAAGCTGTCTAATGATTTAGAATATGGAATGGTTTTGTGAATATATGGATTACCTTCTAAGATGATAAAGTATTTTTGTTCTGTTGCGAAGTATATATTATATTCTGGGTATACTTCTTTTATATTTTTTAATAATGATGTACATAGATAAACATCACCTATACTTTGAGGCATGCATATCAATAACCTTTTACCTTCATCGTCTTTATCTAGTAATTCTTCAAATTTTATTTTTTTGTTTTTTCCATTTTCTTTTTCTGCAACTTTTTTAAAGTGATCTAATACATCTTTTCTTTTTAGATCAGTAGATAATCTTTTCATCCAATGTTTATGACCTTCGTCCGAATCTTTTATGTCGAGTTTTAGAATGTTTTTGTATATATCTTTTAACCAGTCGGAATCTTTTTCAATCTCGGGCGGCTCATAGTTGGGATCTCTCTCTTCTGAAGAAAATTCAAAATCCCAGTTTATCTCTGGCATTGCGTCGATAATCTTTTCAAGTTTTTCACAGACAGCTTCAATGCTGTAATTTTTAATAACAAATTCTCTAGCCTGCTTGCCTAGCGCCTCTATTTTTTCAGGTTTCATTTTGAATACCTTTTTGAGTTGACTTGCGATGCTGTTTGCGTCTGTACTTGCTTTAATAAATTGCGTTCCTGGTTCTCTATATTCACTCCAGTTTAACGCGAAACCTCCGCTGTCTGGTGTGCAGCAATCTTCTCCACAACTGTAGTTTGTTACTAGCGTTACAAGTTCTGTTAACTTAGCTTCTTGAATTGGTATTTCTTGACCACCACTTGTAAATGGGTGGCAATAAACGTCCATCATGTTGTAAATTTCATTCAACTGTTCTTCGTCGATACCTAATTTACTACTTGTCGTTGCTTGCGATTTTTTTGAACCACAGTGGCCACAGTCAATATCTTCACCTTCGTAACTTTTAACTTCGTATTTTTTACATTTTTTACAAACATAAGTTGTTAAGACCCTCGACTTGTCGATGCCTTTCTCGTCCATTAATCTAGTTATATCCCACCCTTCTTTCCAGTGGGTGTGAAGTAGCAACTTTGCAGAAGAGGATGGGTTTTGCTCACAGAAAATTTTGAATCCCTCAAGTAAATTCGGTACGCTTTTTCTTAATTGATTTCTGAATACGAAACCTATTATAAAATCGTTTTCTTTAATGTTGTTGTTTTTTCTCAGAAGTTTTCTTTGGTCTTCTGGCAACTTGGAGAAATTTTTTGTATCAACTGCTCCATGTAGGGTTTTTACGTGATCGTGACCCATTTCATTCAAGGCTTTTTCTGCAAATGTAGACCAAGTATAGTAGTTTTTTATTTTAGGCGCAGCTTTAACTGCGTCTGGAAGTATGGGTAGGCTGTCTAAAGTTGTCCAAATCATACAATTGGTTTTATTCCACCAAGGTCTTTCCGTATAACCCGTGAACGCCCATATATCTTCTATACCTATGTATACATCAGGTTTTTCTTGCTTGATTATGTTATCAATTGTATAGTTACCGTAAGCTGCTGATCTAGCTAAATTAGGGTCTTTATTTAATTGCTGCAATAATGCTGGATTATCTGGTAGTGACCCCTCACATTTCCATGGTAGCATTTTAAGAGAAGCGTCTCCGCTCTTGATTGAGTTTGAGAGCTCTACTAAATCATATTTTCCAGTTTTGTATAAATGAATTAATATATTCTTAGTATGCTTCCCGAACCCAGTAAAAGCCTTACAATGATTACTGTGAATTAAGACTTTCTTTTTCTTCATTTAAAAAGGAGCTTCTTGCGGTAGTTCTGTAGGTTTTGTTTCTTGTTGTTCTTTTTTGTACTTTTGTATGTTTTTAATTTCTTCTTTTCTTCTGTGTGAGTACAACTCTTGTAGGTAGAATTTAAAAAATTGATCTAAGTTCTCAACTTCTCCTGGTTCAAGCGGAACCCTGAACGATTGATTTCCGTTTCTTGTGAATGTAATTCCGAAAGCAGGTAGTGTTATTGATCCGTTTTGAGTTTTTGATTGTTTATCCCAAGGTACAAACTTGATTGATGTTTTATTATCTTCGTAACTGTGGAATGCCGAATATTCATATCTCCTATTGAAAGCGCTAATTATTCCACCAATCTCAAATTCACTAAATTTTAAATTGATATTTTTTTCGGGGTTATCCTTGTTGCCTGAAAAGTTTCCGGATTTTTTCTTATCATCCCAACTGTACTGTTGGATCGCGCTAACATAAACGACTGGTTCTTTATTTCTGTTTACGCCGATTTTAAAATTAAAAGCGCACCCTAAATTCTTACTGTTTGGTTTATATAATGAAATACTCATAACAGATACTATAACCAAACTCTATTTTGTCAATTTTTTATTTATAATTCTTTTATATTGTGACACCAACGTTCTTCTGATCTTAATGCATCATACTTTCTGTAACTAGAAGTCCAGATTCTGTTTGGTAAACTATTTATTCTTATGATATCAAAATGCTTTTGCATTAACTCAACAGATTTTGTATAGTCGAATTGATCGCGGCTATTTTTTATTGGGTCAAAATATGTTTCAAGCGCCGCTTTACAAATGATTTGTTCTGGGGAAAGTTTTGTCGGTATAGATGATAGTTCGGTTGATTTTTCGAAAACCTTTATCATTCGACTTGTTTGTCCTCCTACAAAGTGATCAGAGGGATGAAATTTAATTTCATTATCAAATCTAAAATATATATTAGAAGTTACAAGTTTAAACCAATTATAAATTCCTTTTTCGTTTTTACTATCTCTATTCTCTTTTATCTTTTTTAGTATAGGATTTATTACAGGATAAGATTCATCTGATCTAAATTTTACTGAGAGAAAGTTTTTCGCTGCTTTGAGCCCTTCTAATGTAGAGTAGTTTTGAAAAATATAAGGGTTCTTTGCTCCAGACCTTACAGATAGTTTTGAGGCTTTTTTGAAATCGTTGATTACTAATGTAATTTTATCTTTGTATTTTTCTATTAAATTTAAATTATCATTATCCCAGCAAGACACAATTACTTCGCCGTATTCTAAATATTGAGGTATTGTATTTATTGATCTTAAATGAAGTGGGCCTTGTATAATTATTGATACTTGATCCTCTGACTTTTCAAACCTTTTTAATAAGTTTTTTTGCAGAGTGATCGCAAAATTAGTAAAGCTTGGAACGTAATTTAATTCTTTACCTGATTGATCTTTTAGTTTATGAGGGTTCCATCGATTCATACTAAGAAGTCAGAGCATAAGCCAAAGCAGGGCGGCCCTGAGTAATTTCTAGCGTCATCTACAACTAGGACACTTTTATTGCTAACTCTTTTGCCAGGGTAAGTCCAGACGAAGTTTCTGGAGGTTAAAGTAAAGTCGTCTGTTTCATGCCAAAAATAGTTTAGTAATGTAAATTCACTAAGTATATCTAACGCTTCTAGGTTTTTGCAATGAATCCATAAATGCTTGAAGTTTTTTATTAAAAATTTCATAGGGCACGGACTCTCTGGTTTATCGTGCCCCAACCAGAGCTGGTTTCTAGCCCAGACATCTATTTCTACATCAAACCCTTTATCGAGAGCTTCCTGTATGTAATCTATAGTGTTCTCTCTTTCTGGCTTAGGGCCATTAATATTTCCTCTATGGGAGACGAATATCATGTTTTAAAAAAGTATCTAGATCTTCAGGGGTTCCAAGTCCCCACATCTTATCTATATTAAAAGTTTTTACTCTTGCCCCGATTAATAAAGCTTCGTTATAAACTGGGCATACATAGAATTCATTATTGACTCTTATATTTTTCTCGACCATAGATTCTGCACATGAAACATAATCACTTCCTTTTTTCCAGAAATAAATTCCAACTGTAGCGTTATCACTAATAGGTTTCTTTTCCGCAACTTCCGTAACAAACCCCTCTTCGTTTAATTTTGCATAACTCCATTTTGGGTGGGTCGAGCGAAATGTTAAGATTGAGCCGTCTATATCGTCCGCCATGCAGGAATACATAAATTGATTACTCTCCCATTCGACATACTGATCTGAGTTTGCTAGAATTAATGGTTCGTCATTATTTATAAATTCTTTAGCGAGTAATGTGGTGCATGCAGCGCCCTCCGTCATGCCCTCCACTTGAACTATTTCGCAATTCGGAGATATCAAATTTAAAGTATGTTGTAGGGAGTATTTTTCGTAGTGAGATTTTTGAACAATAAATATGTGTCTTGCGTCGATGTTTAGATTCTCTACAACTCTCTGTATCATGGGTTTACCATTGACATCTATTAAGGGTTTAGGGAAGGTATATCCCGCCTGTTCAAATCTGGAGCCAGCTCCAGCCATGGGTATTAATACGTTCATTTTGCCTCCTTGCCATTTTGGTGAAATTTGCGATTTTTTATCTGCATTAAGTATAGTACTATTAATTTTATCAAATGTCAAGTCATTAGAATCCTTGACTGCGCATAAATGTGCGCCACTTCTTATTGCACCCTTTCTTCCTATGTGAGAATCTTCAATGATTACTGTCTCGTCAGGGTTGACTCCGACTTTTATCATGCATCTCATGTATATCTCGGCGTTGGGTTTCGGGTTGTTTACGTCTTCATTTGAATATAAAAAATCTATATAATCAAAAAAACCTTTTCTTATTAGCATTAATTTTGAAGTCTCTCTTATAGAGTTTGTTGCGCATGCAATTTTGTAGTTTTTCGATTTTAATTTTTTAAAAATATCTATTATTCTGTAGTCGCGCTGATAGTTATCTATTTCTTGTAATGTTTTTTGCTGCTTAAGTTTCCAGATTCTGTTGTGATATTTTTCTGGAAGATTTTTTTCGGAGCTTAACTTTTTTAATTTTTGAGTTGTTGTTAATGCATCGTATTTACAAAGATGTTCTTCTTTACTAATTGTATATTGATCACCTATTTCAGATAGAGCTTTATTGAGTGCGATGTAATGTAATTCGCGAGAGTCAACTAACACTCCATCTAGATCAAATATAATTAATTTAATCATCTATATAAGTTAAGTATTTTTTCCAATCATCATGTATTCTTATATCATGCTTGCCTTGGTGGTCCATAAATAAATGACTTTCTATTTTATTATAAAGAGCCCAATATAGAAGTACGCTATTAAAGCCTATGAATTTTTTACTTTGACTGATAACTTCAAGCGTTTCCTTGAGTGAAGATTTGCCACTAAAGCTTTTACCGAATGAGGGTTTGGTTTCTTCTATGCCGACCCAGCAAACTTTGCTTTCGTTAAAATTAATTTTTTTTAAATATTCCAGTATCGGCCTTTTGTTTATGTGCCTTTTTTTTCCTTCGTTTTTGACTCCGCCATTTACTTGTATGCATAAATCGTATTTTTTCTCAACCGCATTGTTTGTGTGTGGATTTTTGAGGCCTTCATCGATACAAGGTTGCCAGTGAAAATCTCTAGGTGGGCATTTTATGCGGCCATGAGCGCACACATTAAAGCATTTATCAAATTTATAATGATTAGTCTGCCACCAGTGTCTCAAGTTGGGGGTGTGTATTAATTGATGGTTTATATTAAATATATTTAATAGTTCGCCGCACATTAATAGCTTTTCTTTGGTTGATTCTATGTGGGTATACAGTTGGTTGCGCTCTCCTTCAAGTAGTTTGAGTATGATTATCAGGCAGTCGCCAACTCCGCCATAACCTAGCGACTCTCGCGTCATAAGATCAGGCTTACATTACCCCACGTACCTGATGATTTATAGCCTATTTTGCAGAAGGAGTCTATAACGCTAAGACAGTCTTCTTTGTCGCTCAGTGGGTTGATTTCGAAAATAATTTTTTTAGCAGGTTTAGTATTTTTTTTATCTAGCGCTGATAAGTATGATTTTAGTATTGTTGCGTCGTGGCCTTCTGCGTCTATTTTTATTAAATCGCAAGAATCTATCTTCTGCTCTTCGATTAACGATTCGAAGGAAAGTATTTTAATATCAGATTCGCTTATAAATCCATTGTGTAAATTAAATTTATCAACTAATTTAAGTTGTGCGGGATGAGCTTTGTCTATGGAGTTGCATCCTTGTATGTATGCGTACATTTTGAAATTTAAACCCCTATCTTTGCAGAAATTTTTAATGGTGTCTTTTTTTATATGAAAGACTTTCCCTGATCTGTCTTGATTGCTTATTGCATAGTTTAATTTTTTAACATTGGGTTTGTCTGGTAGGTCATTTAGATATTCTTTTACCGGGTCAATTGACAGGCCCTTAGATTCGTTTGAGCACTGCTGTATGATAGTCTCAAAGTTAGATGTTCCTATTTCTATAAAATTGTATTCCATTTATTTTAGTTTAATTGCGTTAAATACCTGTCCAGTTATTTTTTAAATAAACATAGTCTTCCTCTTCTGGGAATAGTTCCACATATTCTTTTGTTTTGCCTTTCGGTATGTTCTTTGGGTTTGGTTCTATATGCATTAATATTTTTTTTTCATATTTGAGGATTTCTGGAACTAAATGCTCGGTTAAGAAATATTCATCTGCGCCAAATTCAGATAAGGGGTCTTTATATTTATTCATTAAGTCTGCAATTTTAAAAGGTAGATTTCTACCGCCAAAGCAACCTGCCATATAGTACCTTCTATTTTTCCTATTCCAAGCTGAAAGCCTATCATGAGCGAGCCATACAAAATGTAATAAATAATCCGTATTTAACCATTCGTTGATGGATGTAATATCATTCTGCTGTATCTGAAAATCTAAATCCCTACATACCGCTACGTCACAATCATCTAACGCTAGAAATCTCCAAAAGCAACCTTCTCTACCTTCTCCTTTGGGCATTTTTATGCATTCGGTATTATTAATCGACTCAACAGATTTAATTATATTTAATGGAGCTGTATCATCAAAATACAATCTAAAATTCCAATCGGGCATATTCTCTGATACAAATTTAGCATTCCTTGGTGCCCCTAGTGCATATTTGTGGTACGCTGCTGGCCTACTACCAAATAAAGAAGTTGATATTACTTTTTTCATTTTTTTTGTAAAGCTGCTAAATGTTGACCAGATGAAATCTCGTCTATTAAATTATATTTTTCTAAAACAGATCTATAATGCTTTCTGCATGGATGCCAATCATGCATAAAGATAATGCAGTCCTTATCTACGAAGTCGTACATATATCTAGCGCACTGAGGCCTAGCTCTTCCGTCTATTAATATTTTTGTGAATTTTTTATTAATTTTCGAACCTGTTTCTATGTATTCTTTGTAGGCTTTGTATATTTTAGTTGTATAGAGTTGGTTCCATTTTACTGCATGTTTTTGATTTGGGTCTTCTGGTCTTACGACTGGAACTGTATGCATTGTGACATTTTTTGGCATAATTTCTTTAACTGAATTAGCCCACTTAGGGTCTGATTCGATACTGTAGTATTCTTTTACATATTTAGGAAAAAACATGGTACTACCTCCACAACCATATTCGAGCATTATATCATCTTTTTTTAAAAAACTTAATACGAGATTGATCTCCTCTTGAGACATCCATGGTTGATTTGGTACGTTCATTTTAAATACTTATTTTCGGCATGAGTTTTAATTTCATTAAAGACATCTTCACTCCAAGTGAAATCATCTTGATATGAACCGTAAACATCTTGATCACACCAACCAGCTTCCCTAAAATTATTAGGTCTGCTATGTTCTCCTATTTCTCCTATATATTCAAAATTGTTTGTAAATGTTGAGACTTTAATCATACCTCTTGAGACTAAAGCTGATGAAGTGCAGGAATCTTGACTTGATACAATTTTATTTGGATCTACTCCAAATTGAGACATATATTCAAGTATTTTTAAATGAGGGCGAGCTCTATATTCCTGAGGTAATAAAGCCCAGAAACCCTCCATGATATCTAAGATTTTTTCATAAGAGCTTCTTCTCATTGCGTAAGCCCACATGTGATCCATTAAAATTAATTTATCTTTATTTTCTTGTTGTTCTTTTAATGTAGTTTTTGAATCTAAATCATCTATGTAATTGATGTATGAATATCTATGACTTCTTTTTGATCTATGATGTTCGCCGAAACAATTTATCATAGCTACCCTTTCGTCATCTTTGAATAATTCGATAAGTCTATCTATTTGTTGTATGTAGTGGGGCTGTAATACGGAGTCGTCTTCAATCAATATTAAGAATTCGTTTTCTTTAAAAACCATTTCTCTTGATAGTTTCATTATTCCCGCTACTCCAAGGTTCATCTTTGGAACAAAGTTTTTAGAGTGAGGTATGATTTCCTTAGATAAATCAATACATTTTTGAACGGCAGGAATCTCTTGTTGGAATCTTGGCGCATCAATAAAGCAATAAACTTCTCTATCCCAACATTGTGGAGATAGGGATTCTAAAACTTTCTTAAAATAATCAGGCCTGTTATATGCCGTTAGTACTACTGGAGTCTTCATATAACGATACTAAAGAAAACTTAAATTTTATCTAATTAATTTTGTTTTTATATTTCCGAAATTATTTAATCCTGTTAGTTTTTTGTATTTACAGTTTTTTGATTTTAAGCATATTGTTAATACAGATTCTGGCACCTTGATCATATATTCTGGATAACCTTCGTTCCATAAGAAATTTACAGCCTGCTCGACTTCGTTTAGGCAGCTCATGTATTTTTGCATATACTCGATACTTCCAACCGCAATTTGGTCATTAACTTGCTTTGGTAGTGCTGCTTGGTCATTGACGAAACTAAATGCAAATTGTTTTTTTAATTCTTCTTCATGATTGTATATATTATTACTCTCGAAATAAGGCAATCTAATATGATTATTGTCAATACAGTCTTGTAATTCGTATTTTTTAATTGGTTCCAAAACTTGGATGTCTGGTCTGAGTCTAATGACCAAATCATATATTTTTTTCTTTTTTGGTAATAATTTATAAACTGATTTCATATTAAATAGCATGGGAATTAATCCTGCGCTAGGTTGATATGGTAGATCATCTTTATTTATTGAATAATTATATGCATCGCTTGGCCAAGTAATAAATTTTTTTACTTTGTAATATTCATTAAATTGTATATAATCTTCATCGTTCCATGTTGATAAATATATATCTGGTTTGAGTGGATTTATTATGTTTTGTAGTATAGAATCGGTACATGATTTCCAATTACCGAGCTTACCACTGAAACAAAGTGCTACTTTCATTCAGTTATATATTCAGTAATATCTCTCTGCCCTATTAGCTTCTCTATGTTGTCAAGAAGAAATGGATAAAGTTTATAGGCGGGGTTTCTTAATGTATTTTTTACGATTTGCCCTGCGGTTTTAACATCGTGGTGCATTGGAAGAATGAATTTATCATCAAATAACCATCTTATTAAATATGAATATTGTACTTTACCGTATTGTTTGCAATACTTAGAGAATGTAAATGTTGGTTTTGAATAGTGGTATGGTATATATCTTATTCCAGAATCCACACCAAGCGCAGCAACACACTTACTTGATAAATAAAATATCTCTCGAAGTGATGCATGTATGAAGTGTACTTTTTCTAAATTTTTTGCAATTAATTTTTCGTATTTATGTTTTGATTGTTCATCATATAAAATAATAATATCAAATTCTTGTGATATATTCTCTATTAGTTTTTCGATATACCAATCTTCCATGTTTGAATCTGCATTGTCTCTTGCATATAAATGAGCCAAGATAAATTTATCAGGTGTTTTTATATTAAGATCTGCGCGATTTTCTGGAGTTGGAAAGGTTTTAAAATACTTTAGCCAATCATAATCATGGTTGAGCCAGCCAAGAGAGTCAATATGCAGATCGTAAAATAAATCATATTCTGATGTCATTTTTTTATAAATTTCATCGGGTACGTTTTTTATTGAACTTGGATAATCCTCATTCGGGAAGTTTGCGCATTTAATTTTTAAATTTTTATACTTTTTTTCTTCAATTATAAATGTATTATCGAAGTGGGATGGCCACATTTCATTCAAGATAGATGATTGAAGTTTATTTCCTTCTGTATCCGAGTATAAATCTATAGAGCAAGAAGGGTATTTCTCTTTTATTGCAGGTATAAAACGATTAGCCGCGAAATGATCTCCTAACCCTCCTTCGATTCTTACCGAAATTCTCATGTAATCTCCCCTCTTACCATTACAGCTCCACCAAGAACTATTGTATTTAATTGAGTTAACATCTTATTGCAAGTCTTCCTTCTTTTGATATGCTTAGCTCTATACAGTCTGCCAAGACTTGCGGAAATCTTACCGTAAGACATGCCTCCAAGATCCTCAGCAATCCTTTCGTTCGAGAAGAATATAGGCTTACCGTGCCCCGCCTTTGATAGAAGATAGTTGTAAACAACAAGATCGTTGCCAATTAAGTTTCCTTCGATAACGTCTTGTTGAACTGCCACTGGAATTTGTATAAACTTTTTCATAATTCGTAATATCATATCAAGAAAATTGCTTTTGGTCAAGTTAAATCTAAAAAAATCAATTCTGGTCATTCAATTAATTGTACAATGTTAATAATATAGGTTTCCTTATATAATTTTTATTAAATATAATATATATAAATATTGACATTATTGTGAAATGGTGATATACTGTTAACCATGAAATTTATAGATCTAAGTGAAAGTAAGTACTTTTTAATAAAATGCTCTGATTGGTCTGTCGTAATATCTGCCGAAGACGAAACTGAAGCATGCACAAACGCGCTCAAAGAAATGATGAAAAGGAGAGGTAAAAATTTAAAACTATCTTCTGTAATGATATCCAATGAGATGAAGGCCGATATAATGGACGAAGATTATGATGAACTGGTTGAGTATCATTCCGTATCAAGAATGCTTGCTAACGCCGGATTTCATGAATTATCATCAAGTTTAAAATCTATATTAGGAGCATAAAAATAATGAAATTAATAGGAATATCAGGATTAGCAAGATCAGGAAAAGATAGCTTTTATGAAAAATGTATACCACTTCTTCAAAATAAAGGATACAAATACAAGAGGTTTGCTTTTGCAGACGCGCTAAAAGAGGAGTGTGACCCATTCCTATTGGATAATATAGGCATATCCGCATTCACGGAAGATAATAATGAAAAAGAAATCATCAGACCTCTCTTAGTTGTATACGGAACGCACATTAGAAGAAAAATGAACAAAAATTGTTGGATAGAAAAAATAGAGCCAAGAGTTAAGGAATCTATCTCCGATAAAACATTCTCATTTATAACTGACGTTAGGTTTGATAACGAAATAGATTGGGTTCACAATCTAGGAGGAGAGACAGTACATATAACAAGAAAAGGGATTTTACCCCCAAATGAAGACGAGCGAAAGAACGACCCCGTCTTGAAAAATAAATCAAAGTTCCTAGTCGAGTGGGGAGACTTTAATGAAGAAAAATTGGAATCTTCAGACAAATTAGTATCATCTATAATGAATTCAATATTATGAACGACGAAGAAGATCAAACACTAATACAAAACATACAAAATAAGCGCAACGAAACAGACAGTTTAAATGAGCTCGTTAATAGGCATAGCGGAATCTATCTTGAAATGGTAAATGCATTTTCTTCTCCAGGAAATCAATTTGTAGATAGAAACGAGTTAATACAAGAGAAAGAATATAGAATTTATAAAGCAGCCTTAAATTACGACGAAAATAGAGGAGCAAAGTTTAGTACATATTTAGGCAACGAAACAAAATGGTTATGTTTAAATACTTACAACAAAAACAGAAGGAAACCTATTTTTCAATCAGAGTTCATAGAAAACTGCCAAGGCGTACAGGAAAGCGAAGGCCACTCGGATATTTCTGAAAGCTTGAAAAAAGATCTTTTTGATAAAGTATTATCTATATTAAACACACACCCAGACAAAAGAGTAGAGAAGATATTTAAAATGAGATATGTAGTAGGTCAAGAAAATAAAGTTATGCCATGGAAAAATGTTTGCAGTAAAATGAAATTAAGTATACAAGGATGTATAAATATCCACAACTCAGCAGTAAAATACGTACAACAAGAATTAAAGGAGGAAATAAGTTTTGAATAAATTTATAGCATTAGGCAATCTCACCAAAGACCCAGAGTCAAAAACCACAAAAAGTGGAAAGAATGTATGTTCTTTTAGTATAGCAATAAATAATAAGGTTAGTAACAGCGTGACCTACATAGATGTAGAAACATGGAACAAGTCGGCAGAAAACTGTGATAGATTCCTAAGTAAAGGTAGGAAAGTTTTAATAGAGGGTAAACTTCAATTAAACACCTGGCAATCTAAATCCGGAGAAAGTAGAAGTAAAATCTTTTGCGTTGCAGATTTAGTAACCTTCTTAGATAAGAACGCCGGGAATCAAGAGTCTCAACAAAAACCTCAAGAGAAAGTCTCACAGCAGGAAGAGGACGAATTCGCGGATATCCCATTCTAATGAATAAGTTAATATATAAAGCTCCATTAAACTCACTTTCATTTGGTAATGTTTCGTTTAATCTACTAAAAGAAATATATAAAAAAGGAATAGACTTAACATTTTTCCCAATTGGGAAATTAGATGTTAGCGCATTTAATATAAAGGATGAAGGTTTTAAGAAATGGCTGGAAGAATCCGTCCAGAATAGATTTAAGAAACTAGATAAAGATTCTACTACATTACAAATGTGGCACCTTAACGGATCTCAAGATAGAATTAGTGGGAAGCAAATACTTTATACATTCTATGAATTGGATGAGCCTACCGAAAATGAGCTTGCTTTAGCTAGCTTTCAAGATAAAGCTGTTTTTAGCAGTTCTTATGCTAGTGAAAAATTCAACAATTCCCACTTTGCTCCATTGGGGTTCGATGATTCTTTCGAAAAAACCAATAAAAAATACCTTGAAGGAAAGATACATTTTGGTTTAATGGGTAAATTTGAAAAAAGAAAACATACTCAAAAAATAATTCAATCATGGATTAAGAAGTATGGCAACGATTACAAGTATCAACTTAGCTGCTGTATAACAAATCCCTTCTTCAAAAAAGAACAAATGGAACAAGTTATAGCTCAATGTATGGGAGGAAAAAGATATGGTAATGTAAATTTTATACCTTTCCTACCGTCAAATACTCAAGTAAATGATTTTTTAAATTCGGTAGACATTGACCTCGGAGGAATGAGCGGTGCAGAAGGATGGAACCTTCCTTCTTTTAACGCAACGTGCCTAGGAAAATGGAGTATCGTCCTTAACGCAACATCCCACAAAGACTGGGCGAATGAACAAAACTGCATTCTTTTAAACCCAAGTGGTAAAGAGCCTATATACGATAACATATTTTTTCACCAAGGATCAGATTTTAACCAAGGAAGTATGTATTCATTTGACGAAGAAGAATTTATATCCGCAATGGAGAAAGCTGAATCAATATGCAAAACAGAAAATAAAGAAGGTTTAAAATTAAAAAATAAATTTACATACGCAAAAACCTTAGAAAAAATATTAGAATAATGCCTTTATATACATACGAACACCCAGAGAGCGGAGAAATAATAGATGTCGTTCAATCAATGATTGAAGACCACATCTATACAGATGAAACAGGATTAAAATGGAAGAGGGTTTTTCACTCCCCTCAAGCCTCAATAGACGCAAACATAGATCCTTTTAGTAAAAAAGACTTCAAGGATAAAATTGAAAATAAAAAAGGCTCATATGGAGACTTATTAGATAGAAGTAAAGAGCTCAGTCAAGCAAGAAAAGATAAAGCCGGAATAGATCCAGTTCAACAAAAATACTTCAAAGAATACAGCAATAAAAGAAGGGGTCTAAAACACCCCTTAGACAGAGGCTAAATTTAAGTGTAATATACTCCTGAGATGTCAAACCCAGGAGATTTTAAAAACAATCCGTTATACACGGATATTACGAGGCTAGACCACTTATCGCCTCAGCCAACATTTTCTTATTTTTGGAATGTTCAATCTGGTAGGTGGGAACCAGCAACATCACTGACTCTAGACCTTGGCTCTGGAGGCTTTTCGGGTTCTTTTAATGCTGAATTTGATTTTTCAGAAACAAATCGACTGTTATCTGGAATTTCCGGTCAATTAAGTGATGTTAATGACACTGAGACCCATAGGTTACTATCTGGAATTTCAGGTGAACTAGGGGAAATAAACGACGCTGAAACCCATCGTTTACTTTCTGGTATTTCAGGCGAACTAGGTAAAATAAACGACACCGAAACCCACAGGTTGCTATCTGGAGTTTCAGGAGTGCTTGAAGATTTATCAATATCTGGAGGCACAACTCACGTAAATAGAGCTGATACCCAACCATGGAAACTAATAACCAAGACAGTTAATCAAAAAATAGAAGAAGACTTCATCCTCATGGAGGATATACCAAATAATTTAAGATACGGAGATTACGGAGAAAATTGTTACGGTCAAGACAAGAGTATAATGGATGACATTCTAGGAAACTATAATTTAAACGCTAGACTAGATAGAAGCACTCCAGAAACTGGACATCCAGACTATTTTATTCATGCAGAATATATTGATACAGGAAGATGTGTAGAATCAACTCAAGTGTTTCATTCAGACACGAGATTCGCAATGAGACAAGAAAACCAAAAAGCGAGTCTAATAAATTCATATGAACTAAAAGATTTTAACGACTTATATCAAAGGGGTTTAGTCGATAATATTCAACTATACAACGAATCTCCATACCCAATACAATTTCACACAATAGATTCAACGTTTGATGCTAGTAAAGCTTTTACTCCAGAAAATGATAATTTATTGTATTTATTTTCCGATACAGCCGTAAAATTGAATAGCGATGAAGCGCAAAAAATATTTGTAAAAAGACCGCATACCATATCGGGTTATACAATAAAATATTCTATAACTTATAAATCTACTGGAATTAGCGATATAATATACTAAATGTTATGGAATTTTTCTCAATAAGAAGGCCAATACAAAGAGTTGGGATAAACCAATATATAATTGGTGACGACCCGACCAGCCCACAACTAGTAATAGATAATGGAGCTATCTCTGCGGAGACCATACAGATCACAAGCGGTGTTCAAATTAATGGGGTTGATATATCTTCAGATTTAGAATATCTACCAACTTCATTTATAACAAATAGATACAAATTAGAAGAAGCTTTTGAGGTAGACGAATACGGAGATGTCACCCCAGCAACGGGAGCCCAGGTCTCTGACCCCATGTGGATTCTAAGAGGAGAAAATGACTTAGAGGTTAGAGCAAACCTATGGAGATACAACACAGGGCCAGAAGCATTTACGGAAGATATATCTTTTTAAAAATATACGTGTAATATAAGTAATGGCTACAAGGAATTTAGTACCAAGGAATAGCGGAGAGGGTGGAGTTGGAAAATTAGGAAAATCGTGGGCGACAGGATTTTTTGATAATCTGTACATTAATGACTCACTCGTATCAGATATAAGTTCTAATAAAAGTGACGGATACCTAGTAAACCAAAGCCTACAATCTGGAGACAGCGTAACCTTCGCAAGCGGTAACTTTACAGACGCATTAACCCTGAACGGTGTTGACGTATCACAATTAGGAGCAAGCTTTGAAGCGGCAAGATCAGGAGACGCAAATTATGTTTTCTTTTCTGAAGCTTACGACAATCAAGGTCATACAGAAAAAACATACTACAATACAATCAACCCATCCACTATACTCTCGGGAATAAGTGTTGAGAATGCTTCAGATTTAAGAGTTTCTGTAATTTGGGATGGCCCTAATGATTCGTACATGGGGTCTGCATTCATAAACGAACAACAAATACCCCTATCAAACATAGAGGAAGTGGGGGAGAGAACTAGGAGATTCAAAGGGTATCTAGATAATTTAAATTTAACAGGGCAAAATTTCATAAACTGCAGGGCAAACGGAAGAACAACATCGATATCTCTAAACGAAGTTGGTTCTGGACCCCTACCTTATAACATATCAATAGACCATATAGCTAACGCTCAACCCGCCGCAGGACACCAATTAGGAACAACCCACTTAAAGGAAAATGACCTAATCAATGTTTTTGTAGATTTTAATCAAAGCGGTGTTGACAAAATTAAAGTTTATGATTTCGGCTTATCAAAAGGAGTCGATTTCGATTCTTATGTATTAAATGATATTGGTAGCGGAATTTCTAGAGCCGTAATACCAACCTTAGTTTCAGACCGAACAGGTGAACAGTCAGTTGTGGTTCAAATTGTAAATTCGTTTGGTTCTACTGGAGACATAAGTCAATCTACAGATTTCTCAAACCTAAACACAACGAGATTACTCGATCAAAATTACCCGCAAATTACAGCTAGCGATCCAACTAATTTTAATGGAAGGTCAGACGGATTAAGGGAAGGAGAATCAACAATCCTTTCGAGCTTCATAACGAATTGGTCCTCCCCAACAGACACTGTTCTTTACAGCGGAATAAATAGCAGTATATTAATATCTAATAGTGGTATATTCGAAAGTCAAAAAACAATATTCTACTCAGATGGAACTTTTGAAGATCAAGACAACTTAACAATAAAAGCCACAAAAACAAATAACGGAGCTATAGACACAAAAGATGTTTTGGTAAAAATAGCAAATTCACCAGAAATATTATTCGTAAATGTTATTACTCCAGCAATATCTGCCGTTTCGCCAAACATCATAGGCACATCCAAAATAAAAGGCGGAGACATAGTAAACGTAGAAGTTAACATTGACGCAAATGAAATACCCTCCTCAGGCATATATCTATCCGTACTTGATTCGGGTTTTTCAAATGGGACTCAAACAAATTACACTTCATACTCAAGAGTTGTAAATAGCGATCAAACAGTAACATATACAATTCCGGTAGCAGTAACAAATAGTGTTGCCAAAAACGGAAACCAGGGGCTTTTAATTAAAGCTAGAGCTCATATCAATTCGAACAACTACATATACAGCGACACTCACGACTCAACAAACGACAGCAATAGCTTTGCGATTCTAGAAAATAGTTATCCATCAATTTCATTTGGCGCAGTTTCTTATCCAAATAATCAACAAGCATTAAAAAATCAAGAATTAGCCACAGTAACTAATACAATTTCTAATTTTGATATAGCACAATATACAACAACAAACAATGAATTAAATATTATAAATCCAAATTTATATCAAACACAAAAACAAATTCAATTAAATAGCGGAA